TGATTAACAGCTATACACACAGTGGAGTTTTAAAACCCGATGTTGTAGATGCAAAGGGGTTTGGGTGGAAAGTAGAAACAATCACTAAATTTGCAGCTAATGAATTAACGTTAGCAGACGGAACACAATTAACAAGGAGAGCCAAAGATATGTCAACAGATTACGAAACAGCAAGCAAGATTGCAGAAGATGCAACCAAGATGTTTAAGAAAAACTATAGCGACTTGATTGAAACAACAGCACAGCTACAAGCATCAGCCAAGAAAGCATCAGGTGATGTTCGCAAATCAGCAGATGATTTAGCGCAAGGGTTACTGAAGGTGCAGAAGCAGGCAGACTTTAACAACCTGACACGTTACGTTGAGTTGCTTGAGAGAGCAGCTACTGCCATGACAACACTGTCCGAACTTGAGAAGGCGGGCAAGCTACAAAAGATTGCGGGTGCACTGAAGTGAACGGTTTTGTTAAGCAGCAACTAGCTATTGGAAGCAAGCAACCCTTGCACAAACTAAGAGAGTGTGCCCAGTGCAACGAGATGAAAGCACCCGAAGGTGGGGTTCAAATGAACCATATCAAATGGCACTGCGCAAGATGCTGGGCTAACCGAGCAACAAGAAGGAACTTAAAGAATGCCAAGACCGAAACCACCTGAGAAACTGCTAGGCAGGCAAGTACGAATGTCAGACAGGCAGTGGATTATTCTTAACCAACTTGGCGGTGCTGAATGGTTGAGGGCTATCCTTGATAAGAAAGCCCCGATGCCCAAGCAGTACTACGACAAACTATTACAGGAACAAAAAAATGATTGAATCCGTAAAGCAACTGGAACTATTCCCCACTGCCAACGATATGCAAGTGGGGGGCGATCACTACATGGACAAGGCCATACAACCTTGGGACTACATCGTCAGCAACAACCTTGGCTTTCTTGAAGGCAACATCGTGAAGTACATCACACGCTGGAAGGATAAGAACGGCGTGGCCGATCTGCGCAAGGCACAGCATTACTTAGCCAAACTGATTGAGGTGGCAGATGGTCAAAGTTTGTAGTTCTTGTAAAGAAGAAAAACCCTTTGAACTGTTTCGTCGTTTGTCCAGAAGTAAAGATGGGTATACAGGCCGTTGCAAAGCTTGCATAGGCATCAAAGACAAGCAACACCGCGATACATGGACTGACGAAACCCGCGCTAAACGGCGGAATCAGGTTAATGAATGGCGTGCCCAGCATCCTGAGAAAGTTAAGCAGTGGCAACGCGACTATCGCATAAGACATCCAGACTTAGAACGTGCACGCATTAAGAAGTGGCGAGAAGAAAACAAAGACCACGTGCGTGAAACAAGCCGCAAGTGGCGGGAAGAAAACAAAGAGTATTTTTATGCGCTATGTGAGTCGTGGCGGCTTCAAAACATGGAACGTGTTGCCGCAAAACACGCGGAGTGGATAAAAAATAACCCAACTAAAGTAAAGGAGTCAAATAAAAAATGGAAAAGTAAAAACCCTGACAAGGTAAAAGTTATGAGCAAACGCGCTCAAGTAAAACGTATTGCAAATCTTACAGACAAATACATTGTGGATTTGTTCAAGACGCAAACAGGCGTACGGTCTATTAAAGTACCACCCGAACTAATCACCGCAAAGCGGCACTACTTAACTATTAAACGCAAACTGGAGAAGCTAAATGAAGAACATAACTGAATTAAACACACACCTAACCACCCTGTACCAAGCATTGAGAGATGGCACGGTTGATGTCAAGACCGCCGCTGAAATGAACAACACAGCGGGTAAGATCATCAACGTGCAGAAGGTACAGCTTGAGTACGCAGCACTGCGTAACGAAGCCCCTGAAATTACGTTCTTGGGAAATAAAAATGGCACAGACCCCCGAAGTTAAAGTCAAAGCCCGTGTGCGTGCCATCCTTGATGCACTGGGTATCTACTACTTCATGCCCCCTGCCAACGGATACGGCAGGCAAGGCATCCCCGACATCATCTGCTGTATGGCTGGCAGGTTCGTAGCCATCGAGTGCAAGGCAGGCAAGGGTCAACTGACCGAGTTACAAAAGCGTGAGCTTGACAAGATCATGAACGCCGATGGCCTGACCTATGTTGCACGAGAAGATAATTTAGTGGAACTCAAAGCCATGCTTCAAGAAGAGATAGCACCCACACGCAAACACTTGACCATCAAACGAATACCTGCGCCCCTTGGCACGGTATACAAATCAGAAGACGAGATCATTGCCGAAGAAGGTCTTGACGTACTGCACAGAAGGAAGACATGAACCTAATCACAATTGACTTTGAAACTTACTACGATCAGAGGTACAGCCTGACCAAGATCAGCACCGAAGAGTACGTACGTGACAACAGGTTTGAAACCATTGGCTTTGCGTACAAGATAAACGATGAACGCTGTGTGTGGGTAACGGGAACCAATGAGCACATCCAAAAGGTACTGGATACCCTGCCGTGGGATGACTCACTTGTGCTGGCGCACAACACCATGTTCGATGGCGCGATCCTGTCGTGGCGTTATGGCGTAAAGCCCAAGGGCTGGCTAGATACCATGAGCATGGGGCGTGCCTTGCATGGCGTAGATCAAAGCGTATCTCTTGCATCAATGGCTGTACGCTATGGTGTGGGGGAGAAGGGCACAGAGGTACATGTTGCTATGGGTATAGGGCGTGAGTTCTTTAGCCCTGACAAGCTTGCCAAGTATGGCGCGTACTGCCGCAACGACGTGGAGTTAACGCACAACATCTTTCAGATGATGATGCAAGCAGGTTTCCCCAAGGGTGAACTTAAGCTGATTGATCTGACGCTGAGCATGTTCATTCACCCTGTACTCAAGCTTGATACCGAAGCCTTGAAAGCGCACCTTGCCGACACGGTGGCGCAGAAGAAAGCCCATTTGGTCAGTGCACTGCAAGCTGTGGGCAAACAAGACCTTGCGGTCAAGCACATCCTTGGTGACGAGGAAACACAGGCCGAGGTACGCAAAACCCTGATGAGTAACGTGCAGTTTGCCACCATGCTCAAGGGCTTGGATGTGGAAGCCCCCACCAAGATCAGCCCCACCACGGGCAAGCTAACCCTAGCCTTGGCCAAGAATGACGAGGCGTTCAAAGAGTTGCTAGAGCACGAAGACCCACGGGTGCAAGCCCTATGCGCGGCACGCATCGGCACCAAGTCAACCCTAGAAGAAACCCGTACACAACGGTTCATGGACATCAGCAAGCGTGGGGCGTTCCCTGTGCCCCTGAAGTACTACGCTGCCCACACCGGAAGGTGGGGCGGTACAGATTCAGTTAACTTGCAGAACCTACCTAGCCGTGGGGCTAACGCAGGCAAGCTGAAGAAAGCGATCCTTGCACCGGAAGGTTATGTGTTCATTGATGCTGACTCAGCCCAGATCGAAGCCCGTACGTTGGCTTGGGAGTCGGGTCAGGATGACTTAGTGAAGGCGTTTGCAGATGGCGAAGATGTATACAAAATCATGGCGACGGCTATATACGGCAAGAGTGAAGCTGAGATCACAAAGGACGAACGGTTTGTCGGTAAGACTACTATTCTTGGTGCCGGATACGGCATGGGTGGTGCGAAGTTTCAAGCGCAACTCAAAACTTTTGGTGCTGAGATGTCGACCGACGAGTGTGCGCGTATTATTTCGGTGTATCGTGACCGCTATGCAAAAGTCCCATTACTTTGGCGTGAATCGCAAGAAGCCTTACGTTGCATGATGCGTGGCATGACCATGAAGCTGGGTAAAGATGGCCTGCTCACAGTGAATGAGAAAGGCATCCTCCTCCCGAACGGGCTACACATCTACTATAACGGGCTGGCAGAAGTTATTGAGAATGACAAGCGGCAGTTTACATATCAAACCCGCAACGGCCCCAATAAAATATATGGTGGAAAAGTTGTTGAGAACTTCACACAGGCCATTGCAAGGTGTATCATTGGCGATCAAATGCTAAAAATTGCTAAGCGATACAAGGTCGTGCTTACCGTGCACGATGCTATTGGTATTGTCGCTAGGCAAGAAGAAGCCGATGAAGCACGTGCTTATGTGGAATCCTGCATGCGTTGGGTTCCGTCATGGGCTGAAGGTTTACCAGTCAACTGCGAAAGCGGTATGGGATTGAGTTACGGAGATTGTTGATGGCAAAGATTCCTGCATGGTCATTCAGTAGCCTGAAGACATTTACCACATGCCCCAAGAAGTTCTACCATACCAAGGTACTCAAGGACATCAAGGAACCCGAGGGTGAGCAAGCCCTCTATGGCAAGTTGGTACACGAGGTTGCTGAGTTGTACATACGGGATGGCAAGGAGATACCTGAGAAGTTTGCCTTCATCAAGCCTGCGCTCGATAGCCTGCTCAAGATACAGGGCGAGAAGTTCTGTGAATTAAAGATGGCGCTGACTGAGAAGCTGGAACCCTGCGACTTCTTTGACCCCGACTGCTGGTTCCGTGGTGTGGCTGACCTGCTCATCATTGACCGCGAGAAGGGTGAAGCCCGTGTGGTTGACTACAAGCTTGGCAAGTCACGCTACGCTGACCTAGGGCAGTTGGAACTCATGGCACTTGCGGTGTTCAAGATGTTCCCAGAAGTCAAGAAGGTCAAGGGTGGCTTGCTGTTCTTATCCGAGGATAAGTTTGTACCAACTATGTTTGAAGTAGAACAACAGCACAGGTACTGGGGCAACTGGATGCCCAAAGTCATGATGTTGGAAGGTGCCTACAGCGCAGATATTTGGAATGCAAAACCCAACGGATTGTGTAAAAATTACTGCTGGGTGTCATCCTGCGCCCACTGTGGAAGGAAATGATATGCCCTACGTAAACAAACCTAGACCCTATAAGAAAGAATACCAACAGCAGTTGGACAGAAATGAATTACCTACAAGAAGAAAACGTGAGCAAGCCCGTGACCTTTACGACAAAGAAGGCATTGACCGTACGGGAAAAGATATTGACCACAAGCGCCCACTATCTAAAGGTGGAAGCACGGCCAAGAGCAACCTGCAACTCAAAACACCGAGCGCCAACCGTTCGTTCAGCCGCAACAGCGACCACACCGTGAAGGTAAACAAGCCTAAGAAGAAATAAAGAATACGTGCCACGTCAGGTGTGAGTGGTGGCACGGGGGGCTTTTTAAAGTTGAACCCTTAAACCGCATCCGTCAGAGTTTTTACTATTCCGTTTAGATGATCTGACCGATTGACACCCGTAAGGTGTCACCTAGCGATCGAAAGTGGATGTCACTTTCGGTCTGTTTTGCATTGGAGAATGTATGGAAATCATTGACGGAAAAGCATTAAAACTTAAATTAAAGAACCCGTACAGGGTCTTGAACGTGATACCCAAGAGCGCATTGCTTGAGGAAGGCCCCATCAGTACAGTGATGGTGCACTGGGGGTTGGAAGAAGCGCAGGTCTTAAAGAACCTGAAGGTCAAGAACGTACCATCCCCCATCGTTGCCAAGTACAGTTGGCCGGGCATCTATCAGCCGTTCACACACCAGAAACAAACAGCCGCGTTCCTAACCTTGCACAGGCGTGCCTTCTGCTTCTCAGAGCCGGGCACAGGCAAGACACTCTCAATCACATGGGCGTGTGATTACTTGATGAACACCAAGCACATCAAGCGGGTGCTCATTATCTGCCCCCTATCAATCATGCAGTCAGCGTGGCAGAACGACATCTTCAAAGGTGCGATGCACAGGAAGGTTGGC